AACAGAATATCAAGCAAAGTTTAATGGATATACTTATTATGCTGGTAGAGAACTAATGGAATCATTCGGTCCTTATGAATATCAAGAGGGTATGAACCTTATAGCTAATAGTATGTTTGGATATAGTGGTTATGCTTTACCAAAAGAAAGACATAACTATGGTGATAGATTTGAATATGCTCAAATGGAAATAATTGCTGTAGGGACAGTTCCAATATTTGATATTGACTATGGATTATATAATAAGGCTGAAAATGGTAAAGCATTCTCTGACCATGATATAGCTATTTGGTCTGATAGAAATGATTTAGAAAATACTAAAGAGCAAATACATAGAATTTCAAAAGATGAAGGTGCCTATAATAGATATTTAGATGCTGGCATAGAATTTCTTAAAACAGAAACTGATGCTTCTAATATAATACCACCAATGCTAGAACATATAACTAAGGTTGGTAAGCAAACAAATAAGTGGGACCATGATACTTTCCTAGATAATGTTTATAAGACAGATGTAAAAGAACATTTTAATTATGTAATGGAAAATCATATACCAGCGTTGGGTGCAAAAGAAGTTATGAATCAAACCATAAGTTATTTTGAAAAGAAAAAAAGAATAGTATATAAATCAAAACAAGAATTAAAAGATGATGGCCAAATTTCCTTAGAGGACTTTTTTGCATGAGAGTAAAAAATATGGCTTGGACATTTGATAAAGCTTTTTCTAAAGAGACATGTGATAAAATAATTGAACATGGTTTAGCACAAAAATCAATGAAAGCAAAAACTGGTACTGGTAATGTTAGCATTAATAGAGATTCAGAAATAACTTGGTTATATGACCAATGGATTATAGGTATAATAAATCCTTATGTCAATTTAGCAAATAAACAAGCTGAATGGAATTTTCAATGGGAACCAGTACCACAACTTCAGTTTACAAAATATGGTAAAGGTCAATTTTATAATTGGCATAGGGATACGTTTTCCAGACCAATAGATGGTAAAATAAGAAAGTTAAGTGTTACTGTAAATTTAAATGATGGATATGAAGGTGGCGCTATGTACTTCGACCCTGAAGAAAAATATGGTATAACTACACCTATACAAAATAAAAAAATAACACATCAAGGTTCCATTTGTGTATTCCCATCTGATATGTGGCACAAAGTGGATACAGTAACAAAGGGTACTAGATATTCATTAGTAATGTGGTTATTAGGAGACCCGTGGATTTAGTTAAAAAACAAAATAGAGAATCGGTAGTAATAGATATAGACCATACAATATCATTTCCCAGGTTGGATTTGGTAAGTTCAGCAGAAAGGTTTGGATTATCAACTCCAAACCATGATGTTATAAATGGTATGAGAAGATTAAAGGAAAAGGGATTTAAAATTATTTTACTTACAGCCAGAAGGATGTTAACACATGATGGTGATGTAGAAGCAATCATAGCAGATGTAGGTGATATAACTATTAATTGGTTAAAGGAACATGACGTTCCATACGATGAAATTATATGGGGTAAACCCTATTCATCTACCTGGTATGTAGATGATAAGTCAATGAACTTAGAGGAATTTAAAGAATGGACAGATTCAATTTAGTAATACCAGCGGCCGGAGCGGCAACAAGATTAAGACCGTTATCTTCCAACACGTCAAAGATTATGGTACGTGTTAATGGTAAACCAACCCTTGATTATATAATAGAGGCCGTCAATGGTAGTGTTGATGAGATTGTTATTATTGATGGAAAATTTTCAGATATCCGAGAGTACTGTGAGGTAAAACATCCAAACATAAAATTTGCTAATCAACCAAGTTTTGATGGACCAAGGGATGCTATTAAGATTGGTATGAATGCTTTAGAAGACCCAGATAAACCAGTTGTAGTTTGGTTAGGTGATGCAATTATTTTAGAAAAAGATATGCCATTAGGCACAGATTTTCTCTTAACTAAAATTGTAGATGACCATAAAAATTGGTGTATGTGGGACGGTTTAGATTATTATAATAAACCAGATAAACCAATTCCAAATGGTACAGCATTGGTTGGATTATATTCATTTAAAGATGGCGGCCGTGCTAGAGATGCATTTCGTGAAACTGCTGATTCTGATATATCAGGCGCCCTAAAAATATATGGAGAGTTTAGTAACGTAACCACTAATCTATGGTACGACATTGGCGATTTGCCTAGGTATTTTAAAACCTGTGCTGCTCTTTTAAATACAAAAGCTCGCGCATTTAATAATTTACATTTTGATGCAGACCTTGGCACAATAAGAAAAGGTCCTGACTATCATAATGAACATAGTATAAAAACATTAAGAGATGAAAAAGCCTGGTATGATACACTCACTCCAGAGCAATCATTATTTACACCAAGAATATTACCACATAAAGTTGATTTAATTATGTCATATGAATCTGGTACATTATTAAGTGATATAATGCTATATGAAAATATGCCTGATTCCCATTGGGATTATATAATGGATAGAATATTTCAAATTAAATTAAAGTATTTTAATAATAGAATACAAAACGTAGGTAACATTGATAGTTTTTCAGGATTATCTAGAAAAATGTGGATTGACAAAACAGAAGAAAGACTATCTAGGATTGGTGGTTTTCCTAAGGGCATTAAACAAAAATTATTAGATTGGGCTTATGAAGTTCATAAAAATACTACTCCAATTTCTGGAATGCATGGTGATTTACACTTTGCTAATATATTATATAACCAACAGACAGACCAGTTTAAACTCCTTGACCCAAGAGGAAACTATGGAGGAAAGGTTGGAACAATAGGAGATGATATTTATGATTGGGCTAAGTTAGCACATGACTGTTATTATGGATATAATGCAGCTGTTGCTGATGTTCCACATAATAAATACGTAAAAGAATTATTTGTTCATAAGTTAGATGAATATGATTTACCAAAAGATATTATATTAAAAGGTGGATTATTACTTGTTGCTACATGTATTCCATTGCACTATGACGATTCTAAACGACAAACAAGATTTTTACAAAAGGTATTAAATGAAATGGGCTAGTATAGTACCTCTTATTGGAGGTGGAACCATAGCAATGGAAAATGTATTTGGCAAAAGGCCAGCATACATGATGTCATATAGAGAATTTGTAAATAATGATAGGCATATAGTAGAACACTATAGGAAACAATGCAGTGACCCTGAAGATGGTAGAAACTATGTTCCTTATTATATATTAGAAGAACCACATATCTATCATGGTCAGCAAATAGGCGAAAATGGAAGGTATGTTGATGTAGTTAATACTATATGTCCATGTGCTGGTCTCTCTTCTTTAAATGTTGCACCATCAGGTGAAGCAGAAATAAATGATTATATGGCTAAGACCGCAAAGTACATCTTAGAGGAAGTAGGTCCAAAGGTACTATGGGGAGAAAATGCTCCAAGGTTAGCTACCAATTTGGGCAAGCCGGTTGTAAAAAAATTAAGAGCTTTAGCAAAAAAGAATGGCTATACATTTTCTTTATATAAAACAAAAAGCATATTACATGGATTAAGTCAAGTACGGGACAGGTCATTTTATTTCTTTTGGAAAGGAGATGCCATACCTATGTTTGATTGGTATGATAGACCTAATGAGAGAATAGAAGACTTAATACGTAATACTAAATTTGATATGGCTGACCCTATGTCAGAATTAACTAATCCAAATATACCAAGTAAAGATGATTTGCATTACAGATATATATTGGAAGTATTGCATAATGGTATGAGCCATTATGATTTTCAAAAGACACTAAAAAGAAGTGTTAATGTTCAAGACTATATAGAAGTTCATAGTAATTATAATGACTATGCAGATTGGTTAGATACTATTAATGAAAATGAAAAGGCTGAAAAAGCTAGAGCCATGTATAAAAAATTATCAGTTAAAGGTGCTAATATAATGAGAAGAGGTACTGAAATCCCATGTGATTTTATTGGAGCTTTTGTTGCTCACCTACCTTTTAAATTAACTCACCCAGATGAAGATAGATACTTGACATATAGAGAGGCAATGGCAGTTATGAAGTTGCCAGAAGATTTTATTATGATAGACCCAAAGAGAAATCTTAATCACTTATGTCAAAATGTTCCAGTGACTACTGCTGAGGATATGGCATATAATATTAAAAGATTTTTAGAAGGTGGTTGTGAAATGATATATGATGACTTTATAATACAAGATAATAAGTCAAAATCCCTAGAAAGTGAGCCATTAACTTTAGATAAATTTATGTAAATCTATTTACTTTTGTTTAGATTTATGATATAATAGTAGTATACTTGAAATAATAGGAGATATAAATGGCAAATGAAGAAATCATTAATGCAATTAAAGTACTTCGCAAAGAGGTAGAAGTTTTAACTAAAAGAATTAAGCCTGCTGGAACAGGACATTTACATACAACTATTGGTGTATTAAATAATCGTATTGATGAATTAATTAATGAAGGTATGAGGGCTAAATAATGGGTATAATGGATAAACTACAAAAGAATTCTAGGATTAAAGAGACTGATACTCTTGACAAATCCAAGATTTTTTCTAATCAAGAAATGGTACCAACAAAGGTTCCAATGATTAATGTCGCTTTATCAGGCGACCCTGATGGTGGACTAACCTCGGGATTAACTGTATTGGCAGGACCATCAAAGAATTTTAAAACATCATTTGGATTATTAATAGCGGCTGCTTATTTAGAAAAATATAAAGATGCCGTTCTATTATTTTATGATTCAGAATTTGGCTCACCCCAGCAATACTTTAAGTCGTTCGGTATTGACACTTCCCGAGTACTCCATAGTCCCATTACTAATGTTGAGGAACTGAAGTTTGATTTAATTAATCAATTAGAGAATATCGAACGCAAAGATAAAGTTATTATTATGATTGATTCTATTGGTAACTTAGCTTCTAAAAAAGAATTAGATGATACTATGAGTGAGAAATCCGTAGCAGATATGTCAAGAGCAAAAGCTCTTAAAGGTTTATTTAGAATGACCACACCATATCTCACAATGAGAGATATTCCATTACTTGCTGTCAATCACACATATCAAGAGATTGGTTTATTCCCTAAGGCTATTGTATCAGGTGGTACTGGTATTTATTACTCAAGTGATAATATCTGGATTCTTGGTAGACAACAAGAGAAAAAGGGAACTGAAATTCAAGGTTATCATTTTATTATTAATGTAGAAAAGTCTAGGTTTGTTAAAGAAAAATCTAAGATTCCTATATCTGTAACATGGGAAGGTGGTATTGAAACATATTCTGGTCTATTAGATGCAGCAATGGAAGGTGGTTATGTAGTTAAACCTACTATGGGCTGGTACTCTAAGGTTGATAAAAAGACTGGAGAGATAGAAGATAAAAAGGTTCGTCAAGCTGAAACACTTAAGGAATCATTTTGGAAACCTATCTTTGCTAATACAGACTTTAAAGATTTTCTAAAACGTAAGTATGAAATAGGCCATGCCGATATGATTAAAGTCTCACACCTAGAAGAAGGTTGGGATGATGAAGATTGAGACATTAATCCTTAGAAATTTAATGTTGAATGAGGATTATACTAGAAATGTAATCCCACACTTAAAACTTAAATACTTTGAAGAACCTTATAGGGCTGTCTTTAATGAGATAGTTTCTTTTGTCAATAAATTTTCTAAGTTACCAAGTGCCGATGCATTATCAATCGAACTTAGAAATAATCCAAAGGTTGGTTCAGATTCTTTAGCTCTTATTCCTGAAATTAGTGTTCAAGAAGGTGAGCAAACTGTTGAATGGTTAATAGAACATACAGAAAAATGGTGTCAAGATAGAGCAATCTATCTAGCAATCATGGACTCTATTAATATTATAGAGGGCAAACACGACACATTAGACAAGAATGCATTACCCGAGGTATTATCTGAAGCTCTCCAAGTTAACTTTGACTTAAGAGTTGGGCATGATTATGTTGATGATTCAGATGCTAGGTATGAATTTTACCATAGAGCAGAGGAACATCTACCATTTGACTTAGTAAAATTCAATGAGATAACCAAAGGAGGCTTAGTTAATAAGTCACTGAACGTGGCTCTGGCAGGTACTGGTGTAGGTAAATCACTATTTATGTGTCATGTAGCAGCCGGCGCTTTAACCCAATTTAAAAATGTCTTATATATAACTATGGAGATGGCTGAAGAACGGATTGCTGAGAGAATAGATGCTAACCTTATGAATGTTCCTCTTGACCAGTTAGAAAATTTGTCAAAGGATATGTTTGATAAGAAGATGCATAAGCTAACCGATAAAGGTGTAGGTAAATTAATTGTTAAGGAATATCCTACAGGA